TTTCTTTTTTTGCTAAATTCCTGTTCATTATTTTGTTTGGGGCATTCCTTAAATAGTTCCTCAAATCGTGTCGATTTGAAAATAATCTATAGTGTCCATTTTCAAAATCAACAATACTTATAAATATATGTGTATTATAAAATTTTTTTATATTAGTTAAATTATCGTTTTTATTAAATCTTTTTAAATAAATATAATATTCATTTAATTTATTTAGTTTTGTAAGGTTTGTTTTAAAATCATTCATTTATAAATTTAGATAGATTATATTTAAATATAAATTAAATTTGATAAAAATATTTATATTTATTTTATAATATGGATAATAAAACTGTATCTGAAATAAAGGAATATTGTAGAGATAACAATATTACAGGATATAGTAAATTTACTAAAAAACAAGAACTCATGGATTTTGTTAATCAATATATACCGGATCAACATATCCCCAATCAGCAAATAGTTGATGATGCTGAATTCGCAAAAGCATTACTTAATTCAGAAAGAGAATTTTATATGAAGAAACAATATGAAGAAATTCAAAAGCAAAAACTTCAATATGAAAAAGAAAGAGAAACCTTTTTAGAAAATAAAAAACAAGAGAATAAAATTATTCAAGAAACACGTGTTTCACAAGACCATGAATATGAAAAAGCACTTCAACAAGATTTAGAAAATAATATGGTGGAAGATGTCTCAGAAGAAGTAATAGAAGAAGTAGTAGAAGAGGTCAAAAATGATGTTAACAACTATTCTGAAAAGATATCAGGCGTTGAATTAGAGAAAATGAGAATGGCAAGGTTATCTAGATTTGGTTAATTATACTGAAAATGTTGTTCCGCATCCACATTTACCTGTGGCATTTGGATTTTCAAATATAAATCTATTTCCCATGATGTCGGATGTCCAATCAATTGTTGTTCCCAATAAATATAATAATGATTTTCCACATACATTTATTTTTAAATCATCTATTTTAACTATTTCATCTATTTTTTTAGGTTCATCATTATTCGGTTCTAGATTATATTTTAAGCCATTACATCCACCTCCTTCAATACTAAATAATATATATTTTGATTTGGACGATTTCTGGGCATCACTTAAATGTTCATAAGCTAATTTAGTAATATTTATGACATTTTTTTTCATATATATAATTACATTTTTTAAATATAATTCATAATTAATGAATATGAAAAGAAATGTAATATTATATTTTTATAATTTAGGTAAATTTAATATAAGGGCAAAGCAAGTTAAAAAAAAGTTAACACCTGTTATAAAAAATAAACTCAACTATAATATTGTTAAAAATTGTAAGGATAACAAATGAATTCACCACATTCTATCACCACTCAACCAACATTTGCGTGTGTTACTTATTTTATTTAAATAATTATCTATAACCTTTCTTTCCACTAAATTATAATCTGTATTGAAATCACCTTTTAAATAAAATGCACCCTTTTTATTACCAAACTTACTAGTCCTAACGATTAATACTGAACCGCGGTGTCTTGCTTCAATTTTAATTGATTCAGGTAATTTGTTATTATCATTTGTATTTTCATAATTTTCTGGTAAATTTAATTTAATAAATTTAAGTTTACAAGAACCATCTTGTGCTTTTCCAGAATCACTTCCAGAAATAAATAAATTGATCATTTTATAAAATAATTTATTAATATATTCAAATTTAATGTATAAATATTTGAATATATTATAATTTATCCTGCTAAATAACTAATTAAATTTGATTTTAATAATAAATATTATTTATATTGTAAATAATGGATCCTTGGTATTGTTTTGATTTTGAGTATAATCTCAAAGATGAGGAAGATAATCCATTAGATTTATGTGAGATTGGTGAAATATATCCAGATGGTTCATGGGAAATAGATTCTAGTGAACATGGACCTATTAATTTTAAAAATAAAGAATATTTCATTATTGAATTTAATAATGATACTAAACACTTAATGTGTAAAAATGGAGATATAATCGACCTATATAAATTAAATATTGAATTGACTTAAATTAAATTCTATTTCATATTAATTTATTCATAATATTAATTACATTATCTATTTTTGTTTTTATTATATCATAATCATCATCTTCAGGCCAAGGTATAATTGATATTACATCATTTAATGATAAAGCAGAACTCATTAATTCGTCTTTACATGAATTTATAGTTTCTTTTAGTTTTACCGCATTTTCTCGTTTGAATAAATTTTTTATTTTTTCTTTATGGACATTTATATCTTCTTGTAATTTTATTTCTTTTTTAATTAATTGATCTTCTAAATCTTTTAATTCATCCCATTTTCTTTGATATTCTTGCTCTAATATTTTAATATCTTTTTCCTTTTCTAATAATTTATTTGTTTTTTGTTCAATTATATATATTTCATTCGCTTTGGGATGATATTGTTTATATACATGCATGATACGGTTGAATAAATGATAATTATAACGTTTATTATCACCATAACAACCCAATGGTATGTTTTCAAAATCTATCATATTTAATATATCTACATATTCTTGTGTTAATGGTAATACAATATCTTTAAATTCTGAATATACGGGTGAAGGTCTACCACATTGTCCATCTTCACCAGATAAGCTATTCAAAGTGACCTGATCGTTAAAACTTAAACACGACGCATACCCCGTTCCATCTCGCCCTATAAACTTATTACCGTAATTAGATATTATAGTTATAGTTTTTGAACAACCACTATACCTACCATCAGAAATAATATGCATACTACAAGATAATAAATATTCTCCATCAGGTAGTAGATATTCTTCCTCAGACATCACATTTTGAATTGATTCACTTTTATATTTATCAATATATCGTTCAATAACACCGTCTTCGTAACCCGTTATAAATATGTTATTTTTACACTTATAACATTTTCCACAAAATCTAAATAATCCAGTTTCTACCGGATTAGGAAATATTTCTCTACCTACATCTAATGTATCTAAATAATCTTTTTTTTGTGATTCTAATAATTTACTTTGTTTATCATAATTTTCATCTATTATATTACTTACTAAGTTATTCAAATCATTAGAAAATAATGATTTAATTTCATCCGAAACATTTTGTACTATTTCTTTTTTGTATTCCATAAATAAATAATTGTTATGCCCTTAAATAAATTTGATTTTGGTTTTTGGTAAGTTTAAAATATAAAAAATGGCAACTTTCTTCTCAACCGATATGTCTCCAAGTTCTGAAGCAACTAAAATGTGCATTGGTGAATGTTATAACCTTATTGAAAATGAAGAATTATCTGTCCCTGGTTACCAGAGAGAATACGTATGGTCTAAGAAACAACAACAATCATATTTAGAATCTTTATCGTCAGGACTTCCTTTATTCGGGCCAGTTATTAATATTGATACTGACTCTGGAAAACAATGGATTATGGATGGCCAAAATAGGTTAATGACAATTTTTAAATTTATGAATGATGAAATCACATTTGAAAATGAATATGAAGAATGGGTGAAATATTCGGAATTACCTGACAATGAGAAAAGAAAAATTAAGAATACAAAGATTTCATATACAGAAACACGTGATTGGACACAAGATCAATGTCAAGAATTCTTTACAATAATCCAAGAAGGAGTTCCACTCAAGAATGGTGAATTAATTCATGCCAAACCTGATAGTTCTTTCACTCAACAAATTGTAACAATTCTCACAGAATTCCCTGATCTGTTTACAAACAAACCAAAATACGGTGGCATGGGATTAACACCTGCTATGGTCAAGAGATATGGGCATTATGAGATTATCGGTACAATTATTCATATGATTAGAACAGATGTGTATCCAGGTCGTCCTGGTAAAACATCTTTGAAAGAATTTAATCAATGGGTTAACGATGACCAACCAACTCGTTCTCAAAGAGAAATCTGTATTACTGAAACAATCGAATGTCTTTCAAAATATTCTGAAATCATTATGAATGTTCCCAGACTAAAGTTAGGAGTTAAAGTCATATCACATCTCCGTCTATTATATTTCATTTATAAAACAGGTTATTATAAAAATACTTGGACCGACACAGAATATACTAAAATAGAAAATCTGCTAAATAGGGTAGAAAATAAGGATAATGTTGAACATGCCCAGATTGTTACATTCGGTACCCTAGACGCTGTGAAAATTTATGATTTATACGTAACTATTTACACCGAATAATCATTCTTCGCCGATGATGAATAATCATAATAACATTTTTTACTATAACAATTACTAGCATAATGACCTTGTTTACCACATTTATAACAGGTTGCTTTGTTTGAAGATGTAGTCTTATTTGCATAAATCTTCGCGCCTGTTACTTTGCCTCCTGTATATGTTTTTTTTGGTTTCTTTTTACAATGAACATTTTCGTGAAAACTACAACCTTTTTTGGTATCAAACTCTTTTCCACAATATTCACAACTCCAATATTCTTCTGAATCATCGATGCAATAACCATTTATATCAGATTTAGCATAACAAGTATCTTCAGTATGCCCTTCCCTTCCACATATATCACAAATATTTTTTTTACTAAATTTAGTATTGGTTGTCGGTTTGGGATATTTATTATATTTGGTGGCACATTGATTTGAAAAATGACCTTGTTTACCACATTTATAACAATTATCTGATTCAGAATCTATGATAAGTTTAATAGTGCTTTCATGTGCCGATATATCAATACCACACCACGGACCACCACGGACATTATCTATACCATATTTTTTCATATATTCTTGTGTGATATTAGTTTCATCTTTCGATTCGCAATCTGGTCTCAATTCATGTATTGATATAGGTTTATATTTCTTAGTCCATGCTGCACCACCTGAACTGAAATGAGTTTCTAATCTAAAATTAGGATCATCTGTTTTTCCTACATAATATTTATTGGATTGTAATTTTAAAACATATATATATGTCATATCTCCAATATTAATAGTGATATTTATTTAAGTATTAATTATATTAAATAAATAAATCTTACAAATTTAATTGTAAATTAAATTTGAATATATATAAATAATTAAAATTTAATGTATAATATTTTAACTAATTAGTTAATTATTAAAGAATTAAATATATTATAGTATATAGCTAAATGGTTAAATACTCATGTAATATATGTGGAAGATCATTCAAACAAAAAGGGCATTATAATAATCATATGAATAAGAAAACACCTTGTAAACCTATTGAAAATAAAATAATTGAAGAAAAAATACAAGAAAAATTGAAAGAATTATCTGAAAAAGGAGATATTTCAATAAATAATAAAAATTTGAATTTGAATTTAATTAATAATAAAACTAATATAGATAATATGCCTAAAACGGGAATGAAACGTGATACTAAAGATCAATTTTATACTAAACGAGATGTATCTACTAAATGTATTGAATTATTTATGAATGAGGTAAAACCATGTAAAAATGATATTATAATAGAACCAAGTGCTGGTGATGGTGCTTTTAGTGATTATTTTAAGGAAAATCAATGTAATATTGATGCGTATGATATTGAACCCAAGAAAGAATATATAATAAAACAGGACTTTTTAGAATTAAATATTGAAAAATATACTAATAATTGTAATAAGATTCACTGTTGTGGTAACCCACCTTTCGGCAGACAATCTTCTATCGCTAAAAGTTTCATAAAAAAATTAGCTTTATTCTGTAATACAATTGCTTTTATATTACCTAAAAGTTTTAAAAAAGATACTTTCAAAAAAGTATTTCCACCAAATTATCATTTAGAAATTGAGTTTGATATAGGCGCACATGCATTTACAATAGACGGAAAATCACATAACGTTCCATGCGTATTTCAAATATGGATTAAAAAAGACTATGATAGATTTATAAAACCTATAGAAGATCCGTATGGATTTATATGGATAAAAAAACCTCAAGTAGAACAAATTGGTTTGAATGATAAAGGTAAACCTATTAAAAAGCATATTTTTGAAGAAGAACCTGATTTTGGTGTATTAAGAGCTGGTGGTGGTTCCGGTTGTGGCAAACTATCTGAAAAATATTTAGACGGTGTCGTTTGCTATGAACAAGCATGGTTATTCATAAAATTAGATGAAAAATATGATAAAGAAATATTCAAAGGTAAATATAATTCAATCGATTTTTCGAGTGATGATAATATAGGCATGCGAAGTATTAGTAAACCTATATTTGTTGAAGCGATTAATAAGATTCTTAGGACTATGGATTGACCTGTCTTTTAAGGGGGTATTCATGTTTTTGTGTGTTCATTAACCAATCTTCATCTGTAACTCTAGCAGATGTTTTAGTAGAATGACAATTCAAACATAATAGTCTTAAATTACCTTTATCATCGTTTTCTCTATTGTCATCCCAATGGTCTTTCTGAAATAAGGTTTGGATGTTTTCACCATTCTTAGCTTTGTATGTATCAAATTCTTGACCACAAAGGAAACAGTCATTCCCATACTTTCTAATATACTGATCAAGTGTTCTTTTTTTCTCAAATCCATTACGTTTTTTCTTAGTACTAGGGATGGTTATAACAGTATCTGTTCCTCCATCAGTATCTGTTCCTCCTCCACCAGTATCTGTTCCACCATCATTATCTGTTCCTCCACCAGTATCTGTTCCTCCACCAGTATCTGTTCCTCCACCAGTATCTGTTCCTCCACCAGTATCTGTTCCTCCACCAGTATCTGTTCCACCACCATTATCTGTTCCTCCACCAGTATCTGTTCCACCACCATTATCTGTTCCTCCACCAGTATCTGTTCCTCCACCAGTATCTGTTCCTCCACCATTATCTGTTCCTCCACCATTATCTGTTCCTCCACCATTATCTGTTCCGCCTCCACCAGTATCACTACTTATTACATTTTTTAAACTATCATATTCTTCAAATGTTAAATGGTAAGGATTACCTGTATCACTTAATGATTTAGTTTTTTTACAATATTTTGGTCCATATATATATTCATTTTTTTTTAATATATTTTCATTAGTAATTATTTTAGTATTCAATATGATAAATGTTGATAATATACCTGGTGGTTTGTATTCAGCATAATTACCAGGAGTTTTAACGGTTTTACAAATATTATTCTTAGCATAATCTCTATCATAAAATATAGTAACGCATTTTAGATAATTCATTGTATTTGTTCCAAATTTACAGAAACATGAATATCTTTCACCTTTAATTCTGAAAGCACATTGACTTTCATTATTCGAAGATTTATAATATTCGTTTATACTAAATAATTGTAGATTTTCATCTTTGATAATTTTATCCTCTATCATTTTTTTAGTGTTTTTTGGCACACATTCACCAGTTCTCTTTGTAAATCCGTATTTTTCATGTGTCCCTTTTATATAAAAGTAAGGGTAATTATTTTTATCTGTATAATATATTTCCACATTAAACATGGGTTTATCAGTATTTTTAATAAATTCTTCATGAACAATTGGTGTACCATTTAAGATAATATTATATTGTTTATCACAAAATAACTTTTTAATAGATTCACCAGTTTCTTCTAATAAAGAATTACATTCATCATTCAGATTATATTCATTATTATTAATAGAACCAATAATATTATTAAAATAATCACCATCATTATAATCATGTTCATAGTCTTGTTCACTTAAACATTTTGTAAATATCATACATGTACCTAATGAAGGGATAATACTATTAATTTTATTCTGAACACCTGCTTTATTTGATTTTAGATATGAAGGAATATCTCCAGGTCCAATAATTTTAAGTGATACCATTTTACAAATTACATGAATATTATATTCAGGATCTTCACTATCACCAAATTTAGAAATAATAATACAAAGGTTATATTTAGATAATTTATTATTAATCGCATTTTTTAATCCAATACCACTCCGACCCATCCCAATACCATTATTGTCAATACTGATTTTATACTGTGTAAGAATTTTATCAATATTTTGACTCGACATGCCAATACCGTTATCACTAAATACTTCATGATTAACATCTAAATGATATTTAATGAATCCGTCATTATTATCACGAACTCTAATCGCTTTATCAGAATTATCAAATATTTCTATACTTAATGTAACAGGTGTATGATCAGTCCCACTTTCCATATGTTTAGAGTGACCTTCTGCATCAAATGGTAAATCTTTTAATGTAATAGGCATATTATTTATAATAAATTTAAAAAAAAGTTTTACTGTATCAAATTTATTTATTAATATCTTTTTAAGTATTTTTAGGATGTCTGATACGCCGTCCGCACATGACTCTGCCATTATATTCTTTACCATGTAGAATACTACCATTATTTTCTTGAACAATGAAATCGGTAAAATCTGTAATAGTACATTGAACTCGTCGCTGGTTTTTTGTATCTACTTTTGGAGAAATATTAAAATATGATGGAGTAGATGGTTTATTAATTTTATACCATTTATTGTCGACGCTCCCGGAAGGTATATTGTTTACATCATCAACATAATTTTTAACATTTTCAATCCAATCTTCATAACTATTATGTCCTAGTGATAGAACATCCTTTTTGAGTTTGTCTAAGAAAGTTTTATGGTCCAATAAATATGTTTTATTAATGACCTTGTATTCTTCATCTTGAATATAATATGCAACAACAATTTCTGTATTTTCTAGGTCAAGAAATCTTAATATGTCCGCGCAATCAATCTTTTTATCAACACCAGTAGATTTTACAGATACATTTTTTTTATTTATATTATTATCATACGCATTAATATCATGGATACTTGTATGAGGATAAGCTTTATCAACACCATATATTTCTATTTTTACATCATTTTCAATAGTTTTTCCATGTGCTTGTGATTCTTTGGTGGACAGTTGTAATGGATCCATATTACAACTATTATACATGATATTCTTAAATATGTTATTAACTAATTTTTTAGATAAAATACTATTATGGTGTATTTCTAGGTCATTTTTAGAATGAAATTTTTTGTTATTTTTATTGTGACTAGATTTTCCACAAATGGAACAAACCATTATTAATAACAACAATACTAAAAATTTAATAATACTATTCAAATTTTAAAAATTATTTAATATAATAAAAAAATATTAAATCAAATTTATATTCTGCCATATTATATTTAGTGATTTCATTATCAATTTACAAAAATTATATTTAAAAGTAAATTAATAAAATATATTGAGATAAATGGATTTCATAGAACAAGTATATAAATCTGTTGATTATGATTGTTTTAATCTTATATTGGATTTTGTTAAAATAAATAGAGAAACTGAATACAATAAAAGATTATTCCACCTATGTTTAGAAGAAATTCTATACAGTGTATCAGGACCAGGACGCCCTGAGACGCCTGATAAATATATTATCTCCAGATTTAATTTAAATAAAATTTATGAACCATTTCATTTAGGAATAAAATTCCTCGGTGAAAATAGACGCGTACAATATCATTATGATAAAGATTATTATGACGGATTAGATTTTTTATTAAATAAATGTGAAGTTTTCGCGTTTGTGGATTTCGATGATGAAGATAAATTTATGATGTTTGGATATGAATTAAAAGATAAACAAACTAAATTTAGAAAATCATATGAAGAAAATGGATATGATAATGAAGAAGATTTCAGGATGAACTATAATCTCGATGCATCATGTGAATTTAATTACAATGATTCATTTCTTACAGGAGGACCATTACATGAATATTTATCTTATAGTGGAGAGGGTGAAACTTATTTAGAACTGGATTTTAATAAGGACGAAGACGAAATATTGTGGGATTTAAGAAATGCCAAAATATGCCAATTATTATTCTAAATTCAATCAAAATCTATTTAAATATTATTTAATCATACATTATAAAATGTTTGGGTTAATATTACAACCGAAAACTAGCATAATGCGGGGAATTACTAAAATTGAAGA